GGCGAGATAGCCGCCCTGGGGCTTGCGCACCTTGAGCGGTTCGCCGTCGATGACGGCCGGTTTGAGGGTGACGGTCTGCATTCTGGATCCTCGGATGTCAGTTGTCGGTGCCGGCGCCAGCCAGCGGAATGTCAGCCTGCAGGTCAGGCCTGTCGGTGGTGTAGTCGGGTGGCTCGGCGAGCCACTTTTCGTGCTCTTCGTGGCTCGCGTGCGGGGCGATGTCCATGTCCAGGTGAACGTGGCGCAGATCGCCCAGGCCTTCGAGCTCCTCGGGATCGTCCGGCAGCGCCATGGGCGTGCTTTCAACGGACACGCCGACCACGGTGAGCCCAGCGGCCTCGAAGACATCGACGGGCTCCAGGTACTCGGCGCGGCGGATGTTCCAGCTGGCGTCGCCAATGCGCCGGCCATGCAGCGCCCGGATCACCAACGTCAGAAGCTGATCCGCGCTGATGGATTGGCCATCGCCAAGGCGGGCCTGGGTATTGCCGCTCACGTTGCGCACGACGATCCCGACGGTGAATGCCAGTACGCCCATGTCGTCGACGATCCGGTACACCCCTTCAGTCACGTAGAGGGCAGGAGCGTCTACCAGGTAGCGCTGCAGCAGCTTGGCGTCATCAGGCACGGTGGGCAGGCTGCCGACCGTGCGAGTAGTCTTCTGGATACCTGGGCGCGCCTTCAGGGCCGCGATGAGGGCGAGTTCATGCTTACCGAGCACCGCCACCTCCCTCGGCCGCTTGGATGGCCTGCACCGTCAGGCGGCCCATTGCCCACAGATCCTCACGGTTAACGCCCAAGAACGGCCGGGCGGGCATGCGGATCTTGTAGGCACGAACCTCATGCCAGCTCGTGCGGGCCCGCTTGTGGCTATCGCGGGCGAACGCCGCCAGATTGCGATTGCCAGGCTGGCGCGCCAGGTTGCCGCGGGCATCGGTGCGCAGGCGGATGCGGGTCGAATACGGGGCGCGATTGATCTCGCCGCCCGTCTGGTGGATGCGTGCATAGGCGACGTTGCTGCCCCAGGCTGCATAGGTGTCGCCATAGACGTTGGTGATGCTGCGCAGCAAGCGCCGGCTGTTGACGAGCGTCTGCCCGCCGGACTTCTGGACCCGACGGCTGGGCTTCCAGACCGAGCCATCAGGGCCCCGCTGGCGCTCAAAGCGCAGGCGGGTCGAGGATTCGCCGTAGTTGGCGATCGCCTTGAAGATCGGCCGGGGCGAGCGGCCAAGGGCGGCCAGGCGAGACAAGGCGGCATCCAGCCCGCGCTGCCCCTCGTAGCGGATCGTGGCCTGCACCATCAGAGAAACCCTCCCGAGGAGCGGCGATCCCAGATCCGGCCTGCGGTGTACAGCTCGGCGCCGGCGCCGCCGGCCGGCTCGACACCCGATTCTGCGTCCACGCCCAGCTTCACGTCGCCCGAGGCCACGCCGACCAGGAACTTGATGTTGGCGTCGTAGCGTTGCTTGACGGTCTCGGTGAACTGATCGTCGTAGAGGTAGTAGCGGGCCAGTTCGCAGGCGATCCGGATCAGGACCTGCGGCACAGACGAAAGCGGCAAGGTGTACCGCCCGGCGATGTAGCTATCGATCGTGTTGCGCGCATCGGCTAGCGCACGGTCGACCTTTTCCATGGCCCGCGCGATCGCGGCCCGCTCCTCGGGCGTGAAGCCGCTCAGATCGCCACCGGCGGCCGCGATCCGAAGCATCTCATCGGTGACCAGGCGCGGCACCATGCGGTCGGCACGCTGGGAGATCTCATCGGAATCGAAACGGATCAGCAGTTCGGTGGCAGTGGCGTAGGACATGGGAAAGACCGTAGAAATGCCGGGGCTAGACCAAACCGGTTCCCGCTCTATCCAGCCCCGGCAGAGGTTGGGCGGTAGCGTCTGCAAGGCTCCCCCCATCCGTCAGACGCAACAGATGGGGTTCAGCGCCCGTCGCATGGGGTGTCAGGTGGCATTGGCCTGGCTGCTGTCGGCCGGTTCGGTGGGAAGGTCGACCAGCATCGTCACCAGCTGCGGCTCGGTGGTGAGCTGTTCGAATTGCTCATCGGTCAGCTCGGACAGCGGAATCACCGTCTCGCCGGCGAAGGCGCGGCCGGCGCGGCGAAAGCCGTCCACTTTCGGAACGACCTTCAGGGCCTTGGCGCCCTCGGGCTTGGTGATGGGCGGTTTTGCGGTGGCCTGGCGGCCTCGGGGTTTGGCGGTAGCCATGTGGGCAATCTCCGGTGAAGCGGGTTGGGTCAGGTGGTGCGGGCAGGGTTTGGCGATCAGCCCAGGTACGGGCAGACCACGACCTTGGCGGTGCCGCGCATCACGTTGCTCGCACCGTTGGCCAGCCGGTCGGCCTGGATGACCTCCAGCGCAGCCTGCTCCAGCGAGGGCGGCACCCAGAGCTCGGCGGCGCGGATCACCAGCGGCTTGCCGTTGTCGGCCTTCTGGCTCTGCATCGAGGCGCGGGCATCGGAGTACGCCTGCAGGTCCAGGCCTTCCTTGGACGCATAGGCCAGTTGCCACAGGCCGTAGCCAACGTTGCCACGGCCATCGGCGCCCCAGACGAACTCGTTGCGGTTGAAGACGTTGTCGTCGGTCAGGCTCGTCCTGGCTTGGAAGGCGTAGGGGCGGCGACGCTGGTAAATGATCGGCTTGATCACCTTGGACGTATCCACCAGGTACCAGGCTGCACCCGAGCCACCCTGGAAGTTGCTCACGCTCACTTGCTGGCCGGGCTGCCCGACAGGGTGATCCGTGTCGAAGAAGTACTGGCCGTCAAAGCAACGCGTGGAGAAGCCCGCCTGCAGGAGTTCGAAGACGAGCTCGTCGGGGTGCGTCGCCGCGTCCTGGCCCAGCTGCTGGATGACGGGCTTGTACACGCCGTACTGGTCGTCATCGATCTCGTCGCGACCGACCGTGACAGTGTCTTCCCAGGTCTTGTTCTTGATCGAGTAGTCCGATTGCTTCAGGTTCTGATAGACCCGTTCACCCAGCCACTCGCGGAACTTGGTGATGGAGCCCAGCCAGCCGTACTTCTCGGTGCCCGTGGTGCTGGGCACCATCATGGCGAGCTGGTTCCACATCGGGGCCGCGGTGGTCAGGCCCGCCTTGAAGGCCCCGTTGAAGGCCTGGTTGAGGATCGCCAGGTTGGCGTGATTGATGATCATGTTCGAAATCTCCGGATTCGAAGGGCTGGTGGCCGATCAGGTGAAGTCGACCCAGACGCCATCGGCGTCCACGTCGAACACCTTGCCGGCCACGCTGCGGGTGGTGGTGCCCGAGGTCTTGGCGACCGTCTGGTCGTCGACGATGTAGCAGTCGGCACCGATATCGGCCAGGGTGATGAGGTCGGCCGAGGCGCTGTTGGCGAAGCGGTGCGGGCCTTTGCGCAGCCGCACGCGGATCTCGCCCGCAGCGCCCGCGCTGTTGTCGGCGCGGTCTTCGGCAACGCCCGCGGCTTTGAGCGTGGTCGAGGTCGATCCCGGCACGGCGTAGCCCGTGGCGGTGTTGATGCACACGATGGAGCCGCCGAAGATCTTGGTGGCGGCCGCCACGGGCGGTTCGATCTGGTTGCCGTCACGGCGCAGTGTGTTGCGATCCTGGGTCAGCGCGGTCATGGAAGTGTCCTGAAGGTGAGAAACGGAGGAAGCGGCAATCAGCCGTTGGCCAGGCCCTGGGCTTGCTTGCCAGCCTTGAATTGCTCAGGCGTCATGCCCATCGCGGCGCACACGGCGAGCTCGGCCTGGTTCAGCTCGCCTGCGTCCTGGCCCGGCTGCTTGCCATCGGTCTGGCGCTTGCCGGCGAGGACCGGGTTGGCGGGCGTGGCGGCTACCAGCGCTTTGAGCTGCGCCAGGTCGGCCTTGCCGATGTCGCGCCAGGTCTTCTCGACGACATCGCTGGCCACCTTGCCTTCCGCCTTGGCCTGGTCCATGACCTGATCGAGCTCGCCCTGAACGGTTTGCGCCCGCAAGGTCGCCAGTTCGGTGTTCAAGGAAGCAACGGCTTCCACCGACACGAACTTGGTCGGATCGGGCGGCGTCGACTTGAGCGTCGCGATCTGGGCGTTCAGACCGGCGATCTGGCCAGCTTGCGCGGCCTGGGACTTCAAGGTGGCCAGGGCGGACACGCCCTGTTCGGTGGTGGCGGTCTCGGGCAGGCCGAGGCCTTCGAGCAGGGCTTTGAGCAGAGGGTTCATATCGTCCTCGGAGGTGGTGGAAAGGAATTGGCGCGCAAGCTGCGCGCTGAGTGCGGCCAGCTGGGCGCTGGTCAATCCGTCCAGGGCGGGACGGTTGGTGAGTGCAGCGCCGACGATGGCCAGCACGTCACCGGTTTCGGGGTGATAGAGGAATGTGGCGCTTTGGTAGCGGTATTCGTCGTCATCCAGCATCTGCTTGGCGCGCGCCGTCCACTGCACATCCTGCGCAAAGAGGCCTTCGCCAGGACGAAAGACGAACTTGGCGCCGGCCATCCAGCCGGCCGCCGGCGCGGGCTGACCGTTCTTGGCGGCCTGTTGCGTCTGGTGCTCGTAGTCGATCGGAAAATCGTTGACGCTCGCGCGCGCCAGGGCGATGACCTTCTCCGCGATCTGCGCATTCATGCGGTAGGTGCCCGACTTGGGCATCTCGCGCGCATCCTCGGCCGCCTGCGGCTTGAATTCGCCATCAGGCAGCAGATGCAGCTCAGGGACGGTGCCATCGTCACCCGTGCGCTTGATCTGCACGGCGAACGCGGCCAGGAGTGGGGCGGTGGATTTAGGCATGGGCGCCAGTCTGACGCCATGCCTTGGAACGCTCTATTAAACGGGTTTACCGCGTTTTCGGGTGCCCACCAGGTGCCGCCGGCGTAGCAGCACCTCGCCCAGCGCCGTCGCCTATTGCAGCTTGGATAAGCCCGTGCGGTCAAACGTTGCCGGGTCGATCACTTCCATCGAGACCACGCTATTGGCCCCGGCCTTGTTGCGCGCCTGGCCGGTGAGGTCCACGACAACCTTCACCACGCGTTGCGAATCGGAGGGGGAAGTACATAGCAGCACCGCATGATGCCCGTCCAGCCATGCCTCACCGACCTGGCGCAACAGCGTCGGCAGCTGCGCGACGAGTGCGAGGCCAGCGTCCGTGGCCGGACCAGTAGCATGTGGTCCATCGCCCAGCATGCTCCGCAGCTTTGTCATGTCGACGTGAATCGTGCCGCGGGCGCCCGCGCCGCGCAGTTGGCCGGCGCCCTGCAGCGCGTCGACCTGGTCGCTGGAGAATGCACCGACCACGCGACGCTGCCCAACCGTGCGGCGTTCGCCGCCGGTGTAGCGGCCGACGAAGTCGCTGAACTCGGCCTGTACCAGCGTCGCCCACTGATCTGCCCCGTCGGACAACATGCGCGCCGCAGTGCGTGGCTCGGCCGCGTCCGCCTTGTCCATCAGCGCCCGGGCCAGGCTCTCGCGGCGCAGGCCTGGCCGATAGTTGAATGCCGGATGCACGCCCACCGGCACATCCATGGTTTCGCCCGTGCGGCTGTTCGTGTACTCGACATACCGCTCAGGCGGCGCCTCGCTGACCTCGAGGCCCATCTGGCTCACCTGGCGCGCGGTTAGCTGCAGCACACCGCACTTGCAGCCCCATTCCTTGACCGGCATGTGCGATTGCCACCAGGGATCGTCTGCACGCATGACCCGGCCAGCAAAAGGCGCGTGCGACAAGCGAGGGTGCTCGCTCGAGCTGCGCAAGTACTGCAGGTAGGGAAACAGCTCGATGTTGCGCTGGATCCGCTCGGACTGCCCCTCGGAATACGCGGTGGAAACGTTGGTGTCAAAGATTTTGCGCAGCCTGGCGTCGCTGCCGAGCTGCGCATTGACCGTCTCGCCGTTGACCGGATCGACCATCTCGCGCTTGCCCCACCAACCCTTGTCCTGCAGCTGCGGGCCGAGCGTGCGCCGAAATTCCTGAAACGTGGTGCCCTCGGCGATCGCGCGGTCGGTGGCGCCGCGGATGTCTTTCAGCACATCCAGCCGCATCGCCTTGGCCACCGTGAACGCGGCGGCGTGTTCCTGGGCAGGCATGTCCTGCCAGGAGAACGCCATCCGGTAGCCTTTCTGGCGAAAGAACTCGACAGCCTCTCGCGGCGGCCGCGGCTCCAGCTCAATGGCGGCCATGTCAGGTGCGTCCGCCGTTGGTCAAGTTGCCCCAGAGGCGGGCCGCCAGCGTGCCGCGGCTGAGCAGGTCCGCCAGCGCCGTGGCGTCCATCGCGGCCAGGCGCTGCTCGACGGCCACCTGGAAGTCCTCGAACGACGTGCTGCTGTCCAGCGCTTCCTGGATCGCCTTCTGGATCGGGTCAGGCTTGGCCTGCCACTCATCGAGCATGGCATCGACCAGGCTGTCGATCGCGTCGGCCGCCGTGTTTGTCGGATCGCCCGGCGCGGCCTTCAACCGCGCCAGCTGCGCAGGAGCGGGCCGGCGTCGGTGGTCAGCAGCCAGCCCTGCGAGCCTGCCGGCGCCATCGCCATTGCCGTTGCCAAATGACGGCACAACGGGCTGCAGGATCGCATCCTTCTCTTCCGCCATCGGGATCTTGAGCTTGCCGTGCGCCCAGTCTGTCTTGATCCGCATGCCCATGTTCACCAGCCTGGGAAGCGAATCGGCGAGCAGCTTGATGTCTTCGGGCTGCTGCGTGTCGAGCACCAGACGCGGGCACCGGTGCAACGACGTGCGGCCCCGGTTGAGCGCCAAGATCGGGTACACGAGTTGGCGTGTCAGGGTGGTGGCCAGCTGGCGCGCATCGGATTTCTTCAGGTCGTGGCGCAGTTCGTTGTGCACCTTACCCAGGGCCTGCGTGCCGTGCTCGCCCTCGCCGCTGGTCAGCGTGCCGCCCAGCACCGCCTTGCTGGTGCTGCGTTCCATCAGACCAATCATGCTGTCAAACGGCGTGGACTCGCCCTTGGCAGCTTCCTTGAACTCGATCTTCATGCCCTCGGGCACGATGGCAGCCGCATCGTGGCCAATGCCGATTACAGCGCGCAAGAGCGTCGCCCGCGCCTTGTCGTCGGAGGTATTGGGGTTGTACGTGCCCAGACGCAGCGGCAGCCCGTAGATCTCCAGGAACTCAGCCAGGTCGCGCACGGCAAAGTTCTTGAAGAGCCACGGCCAGGCGAGCACGCGAAACAGGCCCGTGCGGGCGATGTAGCCGCTGCGCGAGCGGTGCGTGTGCATGATCCAGCCAAACGGCCAGAGCGATTCTCCATCGGCGCTGTTGTCGCGCAGGCGCAGCTCGTTGCGATCCAGGCCCGGGGCGATCGGCGTACGAAACCACCCTTGCGGGCGAAATGTTGCCGTGACTGGCATGCGCATCTTCTCGATCGTGTTCCATCCGAGCTCGATCGGCGAAAACCCGTGACCGACTGCATCGGTCATGTCAAAAAGGACGTCCTCCATTTCCAGGCTCTGCAGCACCTCGGTCACGAAGGCCGCTTCGTCCTGTTCCGCACTGGTGGGGTTCGTTGGCGGTTCGATCGACCAGTCGAGCTGGCTGACCGTCAGGCGGCGCGTCTGCATGACGCTGAAGAGGTGTGCGTCTTTTTCCTCCATGTCGGCGAACATCTCGTGCTGCGCCGTGATGTCGCCCGTCTCGGCCTGCTGCAGGATCTGCGCGAGCCGCGGCGGGGTCAGCCCGCGCGTAGGATGGTTCTCCCATTCCGATTGCAGATGCCCCAGCCGAGCCGTCTGCGGCTCCTCCAGGTGCATGTTGGTGATCGGGCGGCCGAATTGATCAACGATTTGAGCCATGAATCTCTCTCTTTCGGGTCTCAACCCAAACCTGCGACGGCTCCCCGGTGGACCGAAGCCCCGGCAAGCCGTTTACACGTGTTTATAAAGGCCCTCAGACGCGCGATTGGGGTCAGCGTAGCCACCCACCCCAAAAAACGCCCCAAAAGGCCGGAAATTTGAAGTGCCTCACGCCACGCGCCGTCGCCGGCCCACGGCTTGTCATCGTCGTGCTCGCCGGGCAACGCATCCCAACGGCTCGTTTGGCGCGGTATCGGCGTGTAGTCGATGGGCGCGGCCAGGTTCATCGACGCAAACCACAGCAGCGCCAGCATCACCGCCGAGTCACCGTGGCGGGTTAGCTCCGGATCCTTCAAGTCCTTGCGCCGCAGCTTCACCACCATCGGTATGCCCTCGACATCCTCGATCGCGCGAAGGTCGGCCGCCACGTTCGCGTCACGCGGCACGTCAATCATCCCGTCTTCAAAGCCCTGGATCAGCTTGGACATCCACGCGCCGTACCAGGCGCGGTTCAGCTTGATCTGGTGGACGTGGTCGTGCCCGAACTTGTCGGCCGTGTATTCAGCCAGGGTCTCGCCCGAACCGGTTGCATCCATGGCGCCGCCGCAACGGCGCGGCATGTGCTCGATGATGTACCAGATGACCTGCTCTTGTTGGCGCGTGGGCACCTTGTGCATCTCGACGATGAACGCCACGCGCCGGCGCAGGTTCGCCTCGATCTGCCCAACACCGAAAACCGAGAAGTCGCGGTGGCGCGCGAAGTCCTGGGCGAAAACGCTTTGCAGTTTGGGATCGAGCAGCGCCAAGGCGGGTTCAACCTGGCGGCGAATCCAGTCCTCGACGAATGAGCGGCGTTCCGCCTCGCTCTTGCGCACGAAGTCATCGTCAAGCGCCAGGCGCACGACTGGCCGCTCCTCGGTCATGGCGTTCTCGATCCATACGCCAGGCAGGCTGACGCCGCTGCCGTCGCGCGGGATGGCATCGAGCTCCTCGCGCATGGCCGCCTTGCGAACCCCATAGGCATTGCGGATCTTGCTGTACCACTCTTTCTTGCCCTCGGCCGTGGCCGGCGTGCCTTTCATGAAGCACACCCGCTCGTACAGGCCGTTGGTGACCGCGTCGTCGAACGTGACAGTCACCACGGCTGCGTCTGCCCCATAGCGGCCGGCTTCGATGTCCCGGCACAACTGGGCGAAGGGGTTGTTCTTGCCGTTATGCGAACTGATGATGGTGATCTGACCGCCCCAGATCAGGAGTGCGGTGGCCGCGTCCAGCACGCCCTGAACGTCCGGGTGAAAGGCAGCCTCGTCGATGACGACATGCCCCTGCAGGCCGCGGATGTTCGCTGGCCGGCTGGACAGGGCGCACACCTGAAAGCCGCTGGCGAACCGAATGCGATACGCGGTGATGTGCTTGGTCTTACCGCCTTCATCCTGGTCTTCGAAGAGGAACTCCTCGACGCCCGTCACGCCTTCGCCCTGGGCCCGCGCAATCACCCGAGCAAACTTGGCGCAGTAGCCAATCGCCTCCAGGCCCTTTTCTTTGGTGTCGCCGATGTAATAGACGTTGTCGCCGCCGGCGGACTTGCGCGCCGCCGCCACCAGTGTCTTGTTCAACATGGTGCCGAAGGTGATGCCGGTGCGCCGGCCCTTCGGGATGGCGATGATCGACGCCTTGAGGGCGGCGACCTGGCGCTGGTGCAGCATCAGAATGCCGTCGGCCAGCGGATTGAAGTTGTCCGAGATCGA